TGAAGGTTCTGCTGAAAGGAACCAAGCACGTAACCAGAAGCGTAAGTTGAACTATTACAGCAACATCTACGTTGTTAAGGATAGTGCAAACCCTGAGAATGAGGGCAAAGTATTCTTATACCGTTATGGTAAGAAAATCTTTGATAAGATCATGGAATCAATGCAACCTGCATTTGAGGATGAAACACCAGTAAACCCATTCGATCTATGGAAGGGTGCTGACTTCAAACTCAAGATCACTAAGGTCGCTGGTTTCTGGAACTACGATAAGTCTGAGTTTGATGCTTCGGCAACACTTGGAGACTATACCGATAAGGAATTAGAGGGTATTTGGCAACAAGAACATAGTCTCTCTGCATTTACTGCTGATGATCAGTTCAAATCTTATGAAGAACTCAAGGAACGTCTTGACAGAACTCTTAAGTCAACTTACCGTCCTGATCCAGAGACGGTTGATGAGGAAGCACCTGTACCAACACCTACTGCAGCACCAACTCCAGTAGCAACAGGAGATGATACCTTATCTTACTTCGCTAAATTAGCATCTGAAGACTAAATGAAAGTCTGTATTGTTGGTGGTGGGTCATCTGGATGGATGACCGCCACCACTTTTTGTCGCAAATTAGATTATGATATTACTCTCGTCGAAAGTCCAGACGTTCCGATTTCTGGTGTCGGCGAAAGTACTTTACATCAATTCCAACGTTGGATAGATTTCGTTGGGATAAGAGAGGATGAAGATGACTTCATCAGGGAGACAGGTGGCACTATCAAACATGCCATTATGTTTACCAATTTTCTGGAAAAAAATTCTGGGTCATTTTTTTACCCCTTTGGTTTATCACCAAAAGATCCATCATCATGGTGGAGTGAAGCATTACGTACTGGTCTAGATCATAATGATTATGCCACTAGTATCAACCATATTGCCACGATCGCTGCAGAAGGTAAGGTTGATCCTAATTCAGATTATGCATATCATTTTGATGCTGTTAAATATGGTCAGTTTTTAAAGAACAGATATTGTCAGAAAGTAAAACATATTAGTGCTAACGTAGTCAACTATGTTACCACAGATGAGGTTAATATTCATAGTATTGTACTTGATGATGGATCAGAGATTGAAGCAGATCTATTCATTGATTGTACTGGTTTTAAATCGTTACTACTAGGTGAGTGGTTAGAAGAGAAGTTCCACCCCTATGATTTCATACCTAATGATACTGCTATAACTGCAAGACTACCTTACTATGATAAGGAAAAAGAAATGGTAGCATACACTGAGTGTACTGCTATGGATAATGGGTGGACATGGAAGATACCTCTATGGGATTATTGGGGAACTGGATATGTATACTCTTCAAAGTATGTTAGTCATGAAGATGCAGCATTAGAATTTAAAAATCATTATGGAATAGAACCACAAAAGTTCGTTCCTATGAAGATAGGAAGATATGAAAACACATGGGTCAATAACGTAGTTGCTATTGGTCTGAGTGCAGGTTTTATTGAACCATTAGAATCAAATGGTCTCCTTAATGTGCATGATAATCTGATTAAACTTGCGAAGACACTAAGACGTGGACCTGCATCAACATTACTGAAACAGATGTATAATGCAGACGTTAGACGTGAGATGGATCAAACTGCAGATTTCATTGCAATACACTATGCCTTCTCACAAAGAAATCATACTCCCTATTGGCGAGATGCTATCAATAGAGAATATGATTTAGATCGTATTGGATACTATGGTATGCGTGCTTTTAGTAGTGAGTTATATGAACAGTCTAGATATACACACCCCGAAGGTGGATTTCATTACATTGCGTCAGGGATGAACATATGCCCATTGACAGAACCAATATGTGATTATACTAGTGACGTTGAGAAGTGGAAAGATGCAATAAAGCAACTACCTACGCCATACTTATATCTGCAGGAGAAATACCAAGCTCCACAGTCCTACCACGTGTAAGTCTTCTCTCGTAATTTTCAACAAAATCCTCAATGAATTCTGGTTTAACTAACTGAATTCGTTCTTTTTTGCTATTGACTTCTTCTTCAAATTGATAAAAGGTACGTGGATATACTGGATTAGCAGTAACGATATTAGATCCGTTAAAATATACTACTTGGAATGTTGATGGAACTACCTTACCTGCAGGTACAATAATATTATTACCCATCTTAACTTCACGAGTAATATAGTCCTTAGTTCCTGATGGATTTATATACTTAGTAGTACAATACTCTTGCAACTGCGAAGATGACTTTGGCCATTGCTCGTGGAAATTAGTAATATCATTTACCACTAATAATACCCAGTTGTAAAATGGGTTCCCATACAGATTAAAAGCAATATCCTCTGGTCTTTCACCATTCTCTACGATATACTCATCAAACATCACAACTGACGCAATGTACTCAGGTAGTAATGAAGCACGTCTCCATAAATTTTTAGTTACTAAAAACTCAGGATCAACAGCTGATGATCCAAAATTGTATAGTAAGTCGGGTAGTCCTCTTAACATTAGTATCCGATGTCTGGGTGATTGGCCATATTGGATGCTGCAACAAATCCTTTATCAACAGCATTATTAACTCTAGTTCTTGCACCTTCCATATCGTTTCTTGTAAGAGCAGTAGTCTCTTGGAATGCAAGTTCAACAGTAACAAGAGGAATAGAACCATCAAAGATAGTATTGATTGCACTCATTGGTGTGGTGTTTACAGTTAAACTTGTCAAAGCACATATCTTTGTCTTTGGCATCATGGGATGTTGTATTGGTTCATCTGCACACTCTAATTTCGTTGTTCCATCAGAATTAACTGTTTCATCTACGGGCATGAACATGGGTTCTAGTACAAATACATCTGGGAATTTAAGCATAACCGCAGAACCTTTACCATTTGATGAACTAGGATGCATACCACGTTTAAACCATTCAATAATTGTTTGTATATCTTGTGATTCTTTAGAATTACGTGCAGCAAACGAGAAAGTAAAACCGAATTCCCTCATATTCATTTTTGAGAACATCTGTATAGCATTTTCATTCGGTGCCATACCACCAAGACCTGCAATGTTTTTAAGACTTAATTCACTATTTGTTTTAAATGGGTTGGTCATCAACTGTGCACCTTTTGCCATGTTTTGAGCATACTTATCCGCACGTCCTTTCACTTTACCCAAACCAGGAACTTTACCTGCCGTTTGTTGCAAAGTCTCCATTCCCTTAGTGAACAATGCACCACCACCTGCTCCAAGTGAACCTAATGCACCAAACTTAGCAGCATTATCTGCCAAAAGTGCTAGAGTACCCATTTTAAATTCATTACCCCAGCTAGCCTTGTAACTATATTGAAATTCTTCTGGTAATGCTACGAATAGATCTGATGCTGCTAGACCTTTACGTCTTTCGTTCATTACTTCGTCTTTTTCATTCCTCAATGCGTTCCATGTGGTAGTCTCTCCATTGGGAAGGGTTATCTCTTTATCACCACCTGGTACTTCTGATTTACCTGTACCACTTAAATAACCACCAGTGATATCCCACCACTTCCTACTTTTTATCGTTCCATCCCCTTTTGGATCATCAATTTCATTCTGCATTCTATTATAATCATAGTCTGCATTAAAGCTTGCACCATTGTATATCGTTGATGCTGAATTAGTAGCAAGGTTCACCGTATTTTTCATCACAGCACTTCTCGCAAACGCACCAAGTGCATCATTTGAGTTCTTGGCAACCTTTTCAAGTGCTTCTTGATATTCGTATCTGGTTATCTTTAAAAATGATGCATAAGGGATTTGAGAGATACCTCTTGGGTATTCAAGTATCGTATCGTTACCATTAATGGAACCCCAATGATCATTTTGTGCTTTGTGTTTTTTCGTCCAGAACATTATCTATTGCGATGTAATTTTTCTACGGGAAATTGACTTAGGACAGGGACATCCAAATCATCAACTTCAAAGAATAACCCGTCTGCCTTCTTTGGAATATAGTAACGTAAAATAGATTGTGGAAATCTGTTGTTATTTATAGCACCAAGTCGAGCTTTTGCGTTCAAGTGATGTATATTCGCTCCTAAAAGGTTACCTTTATTGAATTCCATCACCTGTATTAGAGGATATTCATCCCAAACTTTCAATTGATCTTTAAATTTTGGGTCATATTCAAACAAATACCATTTACCTATTGATGGGTTATCTGTTGCATTATCATATAACGAGAGAAATATATCTTGTCTTATCTTAGTCGTTGATAGTTTTTTGCCTTTTATTGAGGCTACATACTCACTAAATTTCGAGCTCGTGTTCTGTGATGAGTTTGAATTTCCAGAGTCTGTCTCTGCAGTAGCGTTCTGCTGACTTCCACTTTGCTGTGTTTGTGGCATAGGTCATTACCTCCGATAAGTACGCTTTTTGGTTTTTGCGTTGTAAAGGTTTCTTCGGAAGTTCTGTTTGCTTCTTCGGTTTAACCTCTACGAGGTAAGATTGGGTCTTTCCGTTTGCTTCCTTTACCTTCATATAGAAGTCAGGGAAGTACCGCCTAATCTTTTTTTGTACGGGATCTTTGTACGGGATTACTATTTCTTCAGATGACCATTCGATTACATTAGGGTTCTTATCACAGTATTGCATAAACTTTCGTTCCCAAAGAGAACGATATATTACAGAGGTGGGGTCACCTTTGTACTTACGATAGTTTTTTACTCTATATTTTCCTTTGTATGACATGATAAATAAAGATGGTCACACCATATTCAGTATTTATTAATGAAGGGTTTTTCTATAGCAGAGTTTACCTCCGATGTTTTGAAACGGAGTGGAGGAATTTCTGCGTCCAATTTATACTCGTTTTCGATTGCTAGTCCAACTGATCAAGAAGGATATAATCTTAACAAGCATTTTGCTCGTAACTTGCAGGTATCTACTGGACTTGAAAAAGATAAGCTTGTTGACCGTCAATTGAATATGTTGTGCAATGAAATACAGATACCAGGTGTTACCATGTCTGCTGCCGATTATAAGATGGGCAAGAAAGGTATCATACAAAAGCTGGCATCTGCTAAAGTGTTCAATGAACTTGACGTGAGTTTTTACTGTGATGCAGACTCGCTACCCTTTAAATTCTTTAGGTGTTGGCAAGATTACATCATAGCTCCTATTGAGGCTCCAGCAGAGTTTTATAGTAAAGACCATACTATGTACAATGACCACCACCACGAAGTATATGCACAAAGATACTATGACCAATATACTTGTGATATAATTATCAATAAGTTGGAAAAGTATGGCGTACCCGAAGTACCGAAGGGTAAGGAAAAAATAGATCATAATCTAGGATTTAGGGTTAAACTTGCGAAAGCATACCCATACACAGTATCATCTATTCCATACTCAGCAGGACCAGCAAACCTTGTAAAAGTTACTGTTGGATTCTACTACGAGTATAGTCATTTCGTTGCAGAGCTCCAACCGAAGAAAACATACAATGACGTTCAAAACGACATTCGTACTGCCTAAATTAACCAATGAATAATTATGCCATTACCTGAAATTGTTACGCCAACGTATTCGTTGACGGTGCCTTCTACTAAAAAGAAGCTGAAGTACAGACCATTCCTTGTTAAAGAACAAAAGACTTTAATCCTTGCATTAGAGCAACAAGATTCTGAGCAAACGTTAGAAGCAATAAAAAATGTATTGAATAATTGCATCATCACCAAGATTAATCTTGATGATATGGCATTGTTTGACATAGAGTATATCTTCCTTCAAGTTCGTGCTAAGTCAATCAGTGAAGAGATTGAAATGAAAGTCACTTGCCCTGATGACAATGAGACTGAGGTGAATGTAACATTCTTAGTTGATGATGTTAAGGTGCATTTTCCTAAGGGACATACAAATGTATTCAAGATAAGTGATGAGATCACTGTTGAGATGAAGTATCCAGACATGGAATACTTTGCTGCTATTACATTCTCACAAGACACGGTAGATCCATATGAATTAGTGGGTAAGTGTATTAAGAGAGTGTATGTGGGTGAAGAACCAACAGGATCATTCACTCCAGAGGAAGCAAGAGAATGGATAGAAACTCTAACTAACTCTCAGTTTGGAATGATACAGGAATTCTTTAACACTATGCCTACACTTCGTCATGCACTTAAAGTCAGAAACCCTAAGACTAAGGTGGAGCATGAAGTAGTGATTGAAGGTCTAGCAGATTTTTTCGCATAGCCCTCTTCCATGAGGGCTTGATGAACTTTTATCAAACGAATTTTTCGTTAGTTCAACACCATAAATATAGCTTGACCGATATAGAAAACATGATTCCGTGGGAACGGGACGTGTATGTTAACCTCCTAGCTTCTCACTTACAGAAAGAGAGAGAAAGAATAGACGAGGAACGTAGAAGACGCTAATGGCCAACAGAACAGGAACCATAGAAGATTTAGCAGCACAGCTTACGCAAGCAAGTGATAAGTTTGTTTCGTCTTTTGAGAATACCATGGAGACTGAGGATAAACTATTCGATTTCCTCAGAGGTAGAGAGAGATGGTATGTTGGCACACAACAAAATGTTCCAAATCGTTCTCCTGCACCACCACCAGTACAACAACAAGCACCAGATCGTCAAGAACCAGAAAAACAACGGGTTAAGTGTCCCAAACCTCAACGTGTCAAATCTAAGAAGAAAGTAAAAAAGGGATTATCGACTGGCCAAAAAATGGCAATTGCTGCTGGCGTTGGTTTAATTGTAACTGGAATAGCAATTGCAATGCTAGACTCTCCTGCACCAGGTCCTGCTGATGCGGTTGGTTGGCCTATAGTAATACAAGGGGTTAATAAAATTGTAGCTACAGGAGGATTAAAAATTCTTACTGGTGGTGCAGCAAAAGGTGTTGGAAGTAAGGCAATAGCTGGTGGTGTTGGAAAGAAGATATTAACTGGTGGTGGAAGCAGTATAGCTAAAAAATTCAGTCCAAATATCGCTTCAACTGTTAATCCTGGTGCTTCAAAAGCGATACCTGCTCTTGCAGGTGGTTTAGCGAAAGGTGGATATATTACTAAACCAACTAAAGCACTCATAGGTGAAGCAGGTCCAGAAATAGTCGTTCCTATGCATAAATTCGGTGACATTATTAAGGACATATACAAGCAATCATCAGGTGCATTGTTGGCAGCAACAGCTGGATTCTTAGCTTCACAACCGAACAACCCAGCAAAAGGGAAGTTAATGGGACAGATTAATAAGTTAAAAAATTTATTTGGGTTAAGTGCACTAAAGATTAAACAAGGCAAGTTTGGACTACGAGCACCGATAGCGTGGTGGAATAAAGGTAGAAACGAACGTGTATTAGATGAGAACAATGCATCATGGGGTGAACTTCTTGAAGATGATATGGCTCAGAGAGGTCAGTCAGACGCGAGTTTTGCTGCTGGTGAGAAACCTCCTTTATTGGGTAGACCAGACCAAGCATTCAATCCATTCCGACCTGCAGAGAAGGGAGGACCAGGATCAGGTCCAACGCCTGCAGTCAGACAAGCATTTGAAAGACCTGTTAGAGGTATGATGAACATGGCCAGCAGTGTTGCTGGTGCTATAGGAAAATCAATACCTGTACCAAGTGGTCTTGGTACGGATATGTTTGGAAATGCGATACAATTAAATCCATCTGCTGCTTCTGGATGGAAAAAAGCAATTGCACACGCTGCAAGAGATGGAGTTAATTTACCTGGTGCAGTTACCTCTGCCTTTAGAAGTAATGCAGAGCAGGCTGCAATGGTAAAGAATGAAGATGATCCTAGTATTATCAATGCACTACCCGTAGGACAGTCACCACATCAAATGGGATGGTCTATTGATATATCTCCAGATTCACCAGCAAATAAGTGGATGAGGGAACATGGTAAGCAATATGGATTCAATTGGGAAGGTCCTACAGACCCAGTTCACTTTGACTTTCAGAATAATGAAGACAGAGGGAAGTTTTTAGATGGACCTCAATCCGATTGGAAAGAACCCCTTCAAAATAAAGCTACGAATATGGCTAAAAAATTCGGTGGTAATATGTTGGGTTCATCAATGAAGACGATGAGTAATCTGAAATTACCTTTTGTTGGTGACCCAGAACAAGCGAAGGCACCTGATCAGGTTAATTCACCAGGACCAAGTCCTCAACAGGAAATAATGAATGAACAACCAGTTGTTCAGTCAACTAAAAATGGTAAGGACGTTCCAATGCCTATTCCAATACTGCTTCCAATGCCAGGTCGAGTGCTAAGTGCACCAGCTGTTGGTAAATTGGATCCTGATATAAAACGTCACTATGTGGTGGATCAGTTCTCGAAGGCTACGAGAGTAGAGGTGGCATATGTCTAGAGAAGGATTACTAAAAGCGTCCTTAGGGGACTTACATGATAAGTTTGAGGGTATAACTAAGTTACTTGAAGATCGTAACTTAATTCTTAAGATGCTCATGCGTAAAGAAATGCGTGAGGATTTCTTATTGAAGGAAAGATTACAGTCATTAGATGAGGTAGGTGGATATGATGTAAAATCAATGAATCGTAATGTGGATCTTAGTCCCGTTAACGAAATGATGCCCCCGATGGACATCAGGCAACCAGGTGATATTCAGGAAGAGGAAGAAGTACCAATGGCTGCTGGTGGTGTTACTGGCCTCAACAATATCATTGACATTTCTGCAGTGAACTTAGGTTCTGAACCAATGGGTGATTCACATCAACCATTGGAAGATAGTAGTGCCATCGTACCATTAGAAAAGTCAGCAAAGGCTATAGTTAAAGACTTTGAAGTAGATAAGAAATTTAAGAAAGCATTTGAATCAGCAATGATGTTGCCATCCCAGGCAGCTGCTGCAAGTTTGATGGATACTATGTCTAAGAGTCCATCAGCAGGTGAAGGTACTACCATAATTAAGAAGAATCTATCTGTACTACAGTCAGCATTCCGACTTCCTACTCCTGAACGAACAGAAGATGAGACTAAATCATCGTCAGAAAAACTTGATCCAGATGCAATAAAGAAAAAACGTGACGACTGGGAGAAAGAAAAGGAGAAGGAGGAGGCCGACGATCAGAAGAGAAGTCCACTTGCGTTAGGTCTCAAGATATTGATGGGCAAAATCGCTGGGAGAAAAGCTAATGAAGAAGCTGGCGGTGCGATAGTTCCATCAGTTGCTACGGGTGATCCATTGATACCAGAACCATTTCCTATGATGGGATATAGTGGATCATTGGTTGGTGATGGTGAAGGAAAGAAGAAAGGAGGTTTCTGGAATAAACTCAAGAGTGGTGCTAAGAAGGCATTTAGTTACACACCAGCAGGTATTGCTATGAACCTGGCTGGTAAGGCTAAAAATAAGTTTAATGAAATGGATGGAGGTAAGAAGGTTAAAGGATTCTTAGGTGGTATTGGTAACTTTGCCAAGAAAGCATTTAAGTATACACCTCTAGGTATGGCAGTTGGTGCTGGTACTTCAATTATTAATAGAATTAGAGGTGGTGATAGGACTAACCTAAATGAACTAACAGAGGAAGTAATATCGGAGAATGAAGAGAAACAGAAAGAGATAATTCAGTTTGCTCGTAATCCAGAACCCGAAACTTTGAGTCCACCTTCACCCTCTGGGGGAATGAAACCTGAAGGAACGATGGATCAAGGAGGTCCTGAAGCTATACCTAAGGTCAAGTATAGTCCATATTTTGATGAATATACAGTCACTAGTCAGTTCTGATGCAAACATCCAAGTCAAATTTTAGTTTAAGGCATTTTGTAATCAGTTCACCTGCATTAGAAGAGCCAGTTAACCTTACCATAAACCATGTTCTGTATATGAAGTATACAGAGGACATTCGTAGTGCGTCAATAAGATTGGAAGCACAGGTAACTGATAGTGATGTTGGTATAATATCAACATTGCAGGGTATGGAACCTGTATTCATTGGATGGGAAGATACAGAAGAACCAGATCCTAACTTCTATCAAATTCATGGAGTCATATATGACATACAGGATAGGACAACTAAGGATGGTAAGTCTAAGGCTAACTTATTAATATGTACATATGATCTTATAAACAATGCTGCTACTAAATTATCCAGACGATTTGGTAAAGGTGGTGGTAAGAAGATTAGTGACATTGTACAGACAGAGATCTTAGATGAAATATTACACACAACATATGATATTAATATAGAAAAGACAGAGAATAAGTTTTCATTCATATCACCATACTGGTCACCATATACCATAATTAAATGGTTATGTGCTAAGGGTATACCAGAGAAGAAGAAAGGGACTAAAGCTGCATCTGCTGGATATTGTTTCTTCCAGAACAAGAGAGGATATAACTTCTTATCTTATGACTACTTCTCCCGTCAAGACCCCATCAAGAAATTAGTAGTAGGACATCAACCTAAAGAGGGTGAGGAAGAAGATGACAAAGATATCATACCTATTGATAAACTCGACATTACATCAAATTTTGATGTGTTGAAGGGTCTTAACGTAGGATCATTCAATAGTATGGTCATGACTTTGGATGTAAAGGACATGAATTATGTGGAACATCCTTTCAACATAACTAAATATTATCAGGATGTACCCTTAATGAACGAAAGTTTTACATCACCAGAATACTATAAGAACTTTGATAGGGACAACGCACATACTCGTATTATGTCTAAGATTATGGATACTGCTCTCTTCACAGAGGGTACAATGACTAAGGGAATGACAAAGCAACTATCCCAAGCATCCTTGAGGGAAAAATTATTTTACAATAAAGCAGCAGAAGTAGAATATATTGGTACTAATGAACTCACAGTAGGTGATGTGGTTGAGGTATTGACGTTCAAAGGTAAAGATAAAGTGTTAGATTATGAGAACAGTGGTAAATATGTTATTGGTCGAGTTGAGAAGCAATTCTTATCATCAGGAGATATGATGAGTACTAAATTAACATTATATACAGATAGTCCTGGACCTCCTCCATCTTCGGGTGATGAATCATGACGGAAGGTTCTGCTAATTTTATAGGAAAAGATGGGTTCAACTGGTTCGTAGGACAGGTTGAGAACGATGGTAGTGGTCATTTTGCAACTGACCTTGCTAAAAATCTTGCTGGTTCTGCTGCAAATCTTCTTACCAATTACACTGCACTAGGTATATTTGGTAGAACAAATATTGATTGGGACTGGACTAACAAGGTAAAGGTTAGGATCATGGGATACCATAGTCCTAACAAGGCAGAACTACCTACCGAAGAACTACCATGGGCGTTAGTTATGATGCCCGTAACTCATCCACAGAAATCAGGTATTAGTTCACTTCATCAATTACAGATCAACAGTTGGGTAATTGGTTTCTTCATGGATGGTGCTAACGCACAGGTTCCTATAATCATAGGTGCAATTGGAGATGAGAACCCACAGTCAGGTTATGGTTCTGAAGGTGGTACAGCAGTCGGATTTGATAGATTATCTGCACCTGAATATGATGAACGAGTACATGGTAGTGAAGGTAGTAGTGCTGGTGGTACTGGTAGTACAGTCGAAGATGATGAAGAGACAGGAAAAGAGCAACCACCATCAAATAATGATGGTAGACCAGAAGAGGAAGGTAAAGACGATAGTAAGAACCCTCGTGGTCCTGCTGAACCACAGACAACTCACCAAACTGGTGCACAAGAAAAGAAATGTGTTACTGTACAGGTAGGAAATGGTAAGTGTGGTAGTGAGACTGCTACTAAACTTGAAGGTCCTATGGCAGAGTTCATGAAGTTTGCTCGTGGGATAGAAAAGAATGAGATAGATGAGTTTATTGATAAGAGAACAGGTGATGTTGTTGACCTTGAAGAGAAACTTGACAAGACTACCACTAGAATTCAGAGAAAACTCAACGGGTTACTAGGTAACATTAAGGGTGTTGTCATGGAAGATGTCAACAAGATGATAAAGGAAAAACTTGATGGCAATGAGAAACCAGATCCAGAATTAGATAATAAGGTTAAGGACGAACTTAAGAATGTTAGTGATCTTGTATCATGTCTGTTTAAAGATATGCTCGATGATCTGAAGGACTTCATCAAAGGTATGCTCAGTGATCTATTAGAGAACGCACTTGATACTGCATTATGTCTTGTTCAGAAGATGATTAGTGACATCATGGGTAAGATCATGGATAAGGTAGAAGATGCACTCAATATGTTGAAAGGAGTCGTTGGTGCTATCAAGGATAAGGCTGATATGATTCAGGGAATACTCAGTAAAGTTTTAGAATTTATTGATCTATTCTGTGATGGTGAAGTATCATGTGCTATCGGTGCATCTGTATTTGAGACATGCCATGGTCCTAAAGCAAAGGGTAATGATAAGAAACAGAAAAACGTTGATCAGTATCCAGTCAAACCACCTAAGAGTGGTGAGGTAATTGGTGATGGTGTACCTAAGAATGGATTTGTACCGTTCATGAGTGCAGGTAAGAAACAAGTATTTGATACTAAGAGTGGTGCTGTTGTCGCTCTGGACAGTGATGCAGGTAAGGCAACTGGTATAACTGAGAAGGATTTTGATACACGAGGACCTCTAGAGAAGTTTGAATCATTGAATTTCTATGATAGTGAAGGTAATGTTCAGTTTGACGCACTCAACTGTAACAATAGTATCCTGAATAAGAAACCATGCTTCCCTGAAATGGTATGGGATAATTTACAGTCCAGTACTCCAGTTAAAGCACTACCTATCATTGATGACATAGGTAGTATTACTGGTGTGTTCATGCGTAATAAAGGATCAAAAGTTAACCTTGAAGCAAAAGTTCGTGCTCAGTTTACATGTAATGAACCTGAGGGTGGTGGTGCAACCTTTAAACCTAACATCATAGATGGTGGACAAGGGAAAGGAAATGTGGTAGACTCAGTTACAGTATTAACCAGTGGTATTGGATATGGATTTGATCCTGCTGATACATTCTGCCCCAAAGAACAGTATGCTGCCTTAGTTCCAAAAGCTGGTCTAATACAGCATGTGGAGGATGGGGACATATTAATGCTATCTAAAACTGCTGATGGTGTTGAATCTTCTACCAACCCTGATATATTAGAGGTGGTAGATATAGACCATGATGATGATCACATTCTCATTGCTACCATTGATCCTAAATTTAACCCACAGTTTGAGGCAGGTATTGAGTTGATGACTAAATCAAAACATAAATTCATACTTAACTTCTCAGCGAAGTTCCCTGATCTTATTGTACCAGGTAGAGCTAAGGCAGTATATGCAAATTGTGGTGACTTGATACCAGTTCTGAATGAGATTAAACCTATCAACGTGGGTACAAAATATATTAATCCTGTTATTACCATTGGTAATGGTGATAAGGAACAAGTTATCGGTACGTTTAGTGTTGATGATCAGGGTAGGTTGGTCGAACCTACTATCACTAACAGGGTTCTTGGGTTTGTTAAACCTAAGGTTAGAGATCTAGCACAACCCGCTACTGGTACTGGTGCTGAGATTGCAGTGACATATACTTACACTGGTCCTAGAAAGATCAGAGAGACAGGTATGTTAGAACTCCAGACTTACATAGATTGTGTCGGACATCCAATGTTAAAGTAAATGGCAATTAATTTATTCTCAGGTGGTTCGATTTTAAATAATCTGTTACCACAAATAAAAATTAGATATCCTAGGAACTGGGTAGAGGTCAGTTCTGCAGGTCATGTTCTAGAAAGAAATAACACTAAAGAAGGAGAGAGGTTCCGTCTTATCCATGCGAAGGGTAACTTCATTGATATGGATGAGAAAAAGAACACAAACATCGTTTCATACAACGATATGATCGTTTTAGCAGACCATAATGTTGTAATTCGGTGCGGTGAAGATCCTAAAACAGATAAATTAGTGTTACAGGTCATAGGTGACGTTAATATGTACGTCGAAGGTGACATGCATACTGAGGTTGAAGGCAACCGCTATGATATGGTGAATGGCAACTGGCAACAAGAGTGCAAAGGTGTCTATAGTGTGATTGCTGATGAGAACATGGCGATCACCAGTAAGAATCAGATGAAACTAACTTCTAATTCTTATGAAAACAAAACAACCTTCCTACTAAATGACTTGAGCGAAGGTGGCTCCATCAAGGAGAACGTTAAAGGTAATTATGAAGTTAAGATCCAGAAGGAATCAGCAACATTCTCCGTCCGTAGTGAGGGAGACATTCGTACTGAAGCACTCAAGTGCAGGTATGAAAAGACTGATGGTAATGTAATCCAACAGGTTGGAGGTAAGATAAAGACCAACATAGATGGTGGTTCTATATCTTGCATTGCTGGTGGTTGTTTCGATGGAATGGCCTCGTCTCCTTCAAGCAATAGTTATGATATCACTGTCTCTGGTGTGATGAAGACATCAACTAGTGGCAATTATGTAGTAGAAGCAGGTGGCAACATAGATTTGGATGCTTCCGCAATATACTTGAATTGATGTCGCATTTAATTAGAACACATGACAACTTTCCACATGTCAGTAACTAAGCAAGAAGCAATGTTTTTAAAGAGTATTCTTGCTGACCATTTAGACGATTACGTCGAAGAAATTGTACGAAAAGACACAGATAATACAAAATGCATCGACACGCTGCAGGCTACTCGTGCTGCAGGTCTTAGCCTTATGGAGAAGGCAGGTGAGATCAACAGACGTGCCAGTCGAGCAAGTGAACAGTCCTACTTTACAAACCTCAAGTAGTATGCTAGGATAGATATAGTATATTGCCTTTTATTATGAACTTCCCCTTCCCAGAAGAAGAATACCTTGATAAGGTAACTGTTGACATTCCTAGAAAAAGGTTTACACTACTATCATCTGAAGGAAACGTCCAGTGCGTTGATTGTGACAACGGCGATGAATTCCTAAGAGTTCTCGACTTCGTTCGAGAAACATGTACTATTAATGATGTGGTTTACCTTTAATGTCTTACAATTCAACATATTCAGAAATTAAACAGATCCTTAAGGATAGCAAGAGGATCTCTAAAGCTACCATGCTTAAAGTTGCTAAGTTAGCAATCGTTGAGACTTTGGGAGAAACTCAAGAACTTGAAGCAGAAGTTACTTGGGATAGTAAACTTGCTGATGACCTGATGCTAGACAGTTTAGCAATGGTTGAACTTGTCATGTTCTTAGAAGAGTGTTTCAACATTGAAATACCTGATGAGGAAGCAGGTGAAATTGTTACTGTCGGTGATGCCATCGAAGTAATTAAGAAATGCAAGGCAAACAAGGGCAAGAAGAGAAAAATCAATGTCTCTAAGTACAAGAGCAAGCAAACTGCTGTACCAAATCCAGAAAGTCCTTTCATGACAAAGAAACCTTTGTCTAATTTGCCATCAAATGATAAGATAGCAGAAGCATTGGATGAAGCACTAGAAGAGGAAGAGTGAAGAGAGTTTATTGGGACTATACATTGGGAGACAATCCCAATGTGCAATTCCCTGATGAAATAGTACAAGACCCGAAAAAATTTCGGGCAGGATATTCGTCCAAATACGATCATGCAAAATGTCCTGCATGGAAGAAGTGGACAGAGAACTGTTGGGTAGTAACTCAACCGTTCGATATTGGTATGAAATGTGATACCAAGAATGGAAAACTTGCTACTGACTTATCACAGAAAGCATATGATGCTTATGTTCATGTTGGAGAGAACTGGTTAGCAGGTAGATATCCAGAAATTCAATTTAGATTGAGTTACATGCTATGGACAAACGAGAAAGATGTATGGGTGGAACAGATACCACATCCTTTATTGTCTAGGTATGGATTTGAACTGATACCTGCAACGTTTCCTATTTCACACTGGCATAGACCACTGGTAGTTGGAATGAAGATCCTAGATACGGATCAGAACTTGATGTTGAAGGCAGGTACTCCACTATATTATTTCAGACTATACTCTAAGAAGAGTGATCCAGACTTTATCATAGAACGTAAAGCACCTCCAGAGGAGTGGCATAAAATGAATAGACAGAGTGCTCTATTACGTGAATATCTTCCTTTTAAGTCATGGGAAATAATAAAGCAAAGACTATCTAATGGTGGCAAGTGCCCAATCAAATGGAAATAGATACATTCGAGGAATGGTTTGAGGGTGAGTTTGATAACTGGACACAAGCATCAGCTAATCCTACGTCATGGGCACACATATATGTTAAGCATGAGAAGATAGATGAACATAAGTTCCTAACCAGTTCTAGATATAACTATCAACCAGACAAACCATATCGTGAACAGGTAGTAGAAGTTACACAACCACACGTAATTGGTGCTCACGTCTCTATTATAATAGTAAAAAATCCTGCATGTGATATGATATTCTCTTACATTGAAAGTGAGGAGATGTTCTTAGGACATTCGTGCGAAGGATGTATGTGGAAGGACAAACCACTAGAGAGTAAAGCAAGATTATATAAAGATAAGTATCATACATGGGATAAAGGGTATTGGCAAGGTAGTGAAGGTTTCTTTCACTTTGATAAGAGTTATAAATAAACTTGAACGTTTTATTGTGGAATAGGTGTGGCAACACGTAAAATATCTGATCTTACATTATTAAACGAAGGTGAGGTATCATCGAGTGATACTTTGCTTCTACTTGATAACTCAGACCCAACTGATCAAAATAAGAGATCTGCAGTAGGAAGTATATTCCGTGCGATACCTTCTGGTACATATTCAGTGCCAGGTGTTCAGTTTGAGCTAAAAACTAAGACAGGTCTCTTCTCTGAAACACAGGGACAAATTGGTCTTGCAATGGGTGACGCAAGATTGAACTTACAGAAAGTAGGTACGACATTAAACATACAGGCAAAGGATAGTGCTGACACGAACCTAGACTTTACTATATCTGCACAAGGTACTGGTAAAATACGTCTAGGTTCTATTTTAGCAATTACTGATACCTTATTCATTATACCTAACTCTTCGGACAACACGAAAGTTGCTCGATTTAGTACAGCAGATATACCAACAGGTGTACAGCATACTTATGTTTTACCTTCAAATGGTGAAGTAGCGACAGCAGATACATTAGTTACTCTGAGTGCCACACAGACGCTAACTAATAAGACACTGGCCAACGCTACATTCTCTGGTACGTTGACTGTTGATACTATTCAGATCAATGGTAGTACAACCTTAGGTGATAGTGCAAGTGATAGTGTAACAGTTAATGCTGCTAGTACATTCAGTGCTGCTGCAACATTCTCGAACACATCTGTATTTCAACAGACTGTTGATATAACCAGTACTCTTACATGTAACGACCATATTGATATGGTTGATGACAAGATCATCAAGATGGGAACTGATGATGATTTACAGATTAAATATTTGAATACAGGTGATTCATCATATATTACCAGCACAGCTTCAAATGGTTTAGTTGTCGCTAGTGACAAAATGTTTTTGATGAATGCTGCTCATAATACCAAATGGGTTTATGGAGATGCAACAAATACTATCATATATCATAACGATTCACCACGTATAACAACATCCGCAACAGGTATAAACATAGGAGGAGCAATTGATGCGGTCACATCCATCACTGGTAGCGGTGACATTACTATCGCTACAGATAAGTTCACTCTGGCTTCTGCTAGTGGTGATGCAGTATTTGGCGGTAACATCACAGCCAACGGTACAGGCGATTTTCAATTAGGTACACAGGCAAGTGTTAAATGTGGTATTGGTAGACCACCAAGCACATATAACCTCGAAGTCGAGGGAACTATATATGCTACGGGGTCAACTATTATCGCAGGTAATTCATCCGCAGGTAAGTTTATCTTACAGAAAGGTGTGACTGGTATTGGTTTACACTTTACTGACGACACAGGCACTGACCAAATGGTGCTAGATACTAATGGTAATCTAGGTATTGCCAAGACTCCAACCAAAAGGTTAGATGTATCTGGTGATTCAAACATTGACGGTGACTTAGCAATTACAACCACTAACCCTGCTAATGGTACTGGTGGTACAGTAACTGCTAGACAGGTGATACTTACTGATCCTCAAACTGGATCCACTGCTATATTAAACGCAAACACATCTGGGGGTACTTCCAGAGGTAAAATTTACTTCCATTCATTTAATTAACCATGGCAACTAAGCAAAATGGTGTACTTGGTTCCTATACACCAACAGTCACACCATACACAAACGGAACCGTAGCGGCTAACGCACAAGCACTAACGGGTCAAGAATTCGCATTTTATACCTGTCCTGGTGCGACAGTAACGAGTGCAAAGATATTAATAGCAAATAATACTGGTGGTAATGTTAACGTTGACATAGGTATAATTGAGCAGACAGATGCAATACAATTAGACACACCAGCTAACCAACCAAGTGCACCTGCGAACTATGAGTTCGCTGCATTGCCCACTGGAAATTATACATCATCAATAGTTGCTGATGTTGCTAACGTCAGTGGTACATTTCAGGCAGGTGAGCAAGTAACTTGGACAAATCCTTCTGTTACTCCTAATGCACAGAGTGCATTTGTACAGCACTGGGACTCTGCTAACAATAAATTGTGGTTCAGAGGACTACAGTATGCTACTTCACTAGAGTATACCACAGGAGATACTACTTTCACAGGTGGTACATCTGGTGCGACTTGTAACATTGGAACCTCACATGCAGGAACTGGTACAACTAGAGGTAACTCAGGTAGAATTAAGTACTTTGATGTACTGAGAGGTATTATTTACTTCGACAACCATGAGTATAGAAACAACTTAGATTACAGTCTATTAAAGTTTCGTGATTTGAACCAAGAAGTAAGAGTTCTAGACAATAACAACTTACTTAGATCTCATACTAATAAGATGAGACCTGTAGCAACTACTGTTGATAGGATTGCTGCAGTAAACTCAACACCTGCAACAGAGTTTATTGATGGTAATGGTGTTGAGTTGTTGGTATCTGGGGTATCAATGATAAAGGAACATCAATACATTGTCAAGCAAAAGCAAGTTGCTGATGCTACTACATTTGAACTGGGTGGATTGGTCTTAGGATCATATCAGTCAATTTACGTTAAATCAACTGCTGCTGTGACTGCAACCTTAATAGGGTATGAAGAAACTGCAGAAACACCTTCATAAGAGTTCTAAAAGATGGCACTTACAAGACTAAAGAACGTCTTTACATCAAAAACTGGACGTTGCCTATATGTCAACTCAGATGATTTTGATGCATCTGACGCATTCGACAATAGAGGTAACTCTCCTAACCGTCCTTTCAAGAGTATACAAAGGGCGTTACTAGAAGCTGCACGTTTCTCATATCGTAGCGGACAGTATAATGATGCATTCGAGTCATTTAGTATTGTATTATATCCTGGTGATTATTTTATTGACAACAGACCAGGTAA